CCGCTGCCGCCTCGGCCTGGGCGACGCGGACGCGTAGGACAGCCGCCTCGTACTCCAACTGTCCGACGCGCTGGGCGAGCTCGTTGATGACGGCGTCGGCGGGGACGGAGACGGGCGTCGGCTCGGTGTTCTGGGGGTTCATGCGGTGACTCCATTCTCGATAGCGGTGATGCGGGCCGCCAGGTCGGCCAGCGCTTCGTTGATTTCGAGCACCACGACGGGCAGAACCCGCTCGTAGTGCAGATAGTCCGGCTCGCCGGTGCTCGGGTCTCGGGTGACGAGTTCCTCCCATCCGGCGCGGATGAAGCTCTCGGCAGACCAGCCGATCCAGTCACGGGGCTCGGCCTCCCAGCCCCCCTCGCCCTTGGCGTTCATGGCGGTCTCGTGCCGGTCCTTGTAGATGATCGGGTCGATGTCGAGAACGCGGGTTCGCACCTGCTCCCGAGGGACTTCGACCGGGGGAGCGAAGGGATCAGCCGAGAACAGGCTCCGGGGGGTGACCGCCCGCCTCGCCGACTCCGGAGCACCACGGGATGCGGCGATCGGTCCCTTGGCGACGAGGTGCTCCTTCAGGAGCCGAACGTCGACCTTGTGCTTCAGGCCCGACGAGGCGCGGAACATGATGTGGTTCGACGTGTTGATCTGGACGTTCGTGCCTGCCGAGGCGGTGGAGACGATGCCCGGCGAGGTCACGGTGTTCAAGCCGCTGCCCAGGCTGGTTGAGGCAAAGGAGGAACTCACATCCGCCCGGACATCGCGGGCGCGCACACCGACATCCGAGTACAGAGGACCACCGTAGACAGCGACCATCCCGCCGCTTGTCGAGGTGATCTGCACATCCGCGCCCTGGATGAACAGGTTGGACGCCTGTACGTAGGTGTGGTCCGCGGTGATTACCGCCCTCGAATAGCCTCCGGAGACCGCTGTCTCTACGCGAATGTTCGCGCTCTTGTACCCATTCATTGCCGGGGGCTGGATCTGAACCCATGCGAACGACGCGTCAGCATCAATGGTGAGGAATCCGGGGCTCGTCTCGGTCCCGAGACCCGAGTACCCAAGCATCTGGTTGGTGGGACTCGATCCAAGGACCCATCGCTTGCCTGATGTGGCGGTGCGGATGGTGACGCCCGTGAGTGTCTGCGCGTCGATCTTGGCTGCCGTGATGGCCCCCGCAGCGATCTTGTCGGCCGTGATGGCGTCAGCTGCGACCTTGGCGGCCGTAACGGCACCCGCGTTGATCTTGTCGGCCGTGACGGCGTTCGTCGCCAACTCGTCGGCTGTGATGGCGCTCGCCGCGATGTGGGTAGACGTGATCGTGTCTGCGCCGATGCGGGCGGCCGACAGGGTGCCCGTGGTGATCTTCCCGGCGTCGAGGTTGGCGATGACGGTGTTCGTCAACGTGACCTGGGTCCAGGCCGTGCCGCCGTCACCCCGCCACTGCTTCGTGACAGTGCTGCCCGATGTGGTGAACCAGATGTCACCTGCCTTGTTGGGCGTGGTCCCCGGCACCGGATCGGCCCCCGAGTACGTGACGCGGTTCTTGCTGTCCGCGGTCGCCTGCGCCGCTTCGATGTCATCGAGGATCGTCTGGTCCATGTCGTTGGGGACGAGCCGGACCGGCGTGATCGACGCGGACGCCGACGCGGCCGACTGATTGCCGGACGTGTCGACGGAGACGAGCGTGAACACGGCGGCGACGTCGTAGGGGAGGCCCGCCACGATGGCCGTATCACCGGCCGTCACGACCTCGCCAACCGTGGCCCCGCCGAGGCGAACGAGGCAGCGTGCGAAGTCCGCGGACATGCCGAACCCGGTAGACGACAGGCCGTTCCACTTCACGGTGACGACCCCGAGGCGCTGGGTCAGGATCGGGGTCGACGGCACCGGCGGCGGCGTGGTGTCCGAGGCTGTCAGGATCGGGACCTCGGCCGACCATCCGCCGGGGGTGTAGAACATTGACACGGCCCGGACCCGGTAGCGGTGGTTCTCGTTGACCTCCAGGGGTGACAGCTCGACATGTGACTCGACTACTGACGTGACCTGGGTCCATTCGCCGCCCTCGATCGACCGCCATACCTCGTAGCCGCGGATGCCGAGAAGCACGCTCTCCGCGTCGGTGCTGACGTCGGCCCAATCGAGGCCCACCCGGGCGCGCGGGGTGCCGTTGGTGTCGAGGTAGGCGTCGCTGGATGCCACGAGGCCGGTGACGTCGGCCGGGACGCGGTTGCCCGGGTCGGACGGACTGCCGCCTGCGCCGCCGGACGACGTGCCGCCGGTGACGGCGGCGGTACGGCGGGCGAGGCGGGTCAGCATGTCGTCGAGGCGGGTCCCGAACGTGACGTGACCACTGACGCCGTCGGCGTCCCGGGTCAGGGACAACTGGACGATCCTCGACCGTTCCCGGCCGATGGTGCCGCCGTCCTCGCGGTCGACGTAGGCCCAATCGCCCGGCCGGTAGTCGCGCAGGGGCCAGACGCGGGTGGCGGACGTGTGGAACTCGCGCGTGTACTGGATGCGCTCGGCCTCGCCCTGCTTGAGCGTCTGCTCGATCAACAGCTGCGCCGTGCCCTCGTCGGTGACGCCGGACTGCTCGACCGCGCTTTCGAGACGGCCGTAGGTGGTGTCCGCCGCCGGGTTGCTGACGTCCCACACGCCGCCTGCGTCGCCCTGTAGGCGGGCGGCGGTGACCAGGTCCTCGATTGACCCGTCCTCGGGGGCAGCGGTGACGCCGTCGTTGTGGCGGATCCAGATGGGCGCGTCGCCGACGGTCAGGTCCCGGGCGAGGGTGGTGTCGGGGTTGTAGAGGTTCAGGGTGCGGCCGGTCCACGAGACCTCGGCGAGGCCCTGGTTGGTGACGGCCGCGATGACGCTGTCGAGGTTGGCGTTCGGCTCGAACGCGAGCGTGACGGCCTCGGCCCACGGCTGCCCTGCGGAGTCGACGGCGTCCGTGAACGAGCGCGCGATACCCGGCCCCCACCCGCGCCCCTGCGCGTCATCGAAGACGGTCCCGACGATCATCCCGGCGTTGGCTGCGTTGAACTGGCGCTTGCCGTCGGCGTTCATGTTGTCGCCGGTCCACACGAGGGCCTTGCGGCCGAGCCATCCGAGGTGGATGGCGTCGTACTGCCGGGCCTGTGCGCCGTCGTCCTTGCTGTTCCACGATCGCTTGACGACGTGGAACCGGGCGTCGGTCGGCTCCTGCCACGCGGCTCCGTCCCACCACTCGACCGCGACCTCGGGCCGACCTTCGAGGATGCCGAAGCGGCGGCCGTGCAAGGTGTACTCGATCTTGAGGGTGGCGAGGTCCGGCCCGAACGGGTCGACGAAGTTGAACGTCAGGGCGTCGGGCAGGACGCCGATGCGGTCGCCGAGCGGGGTGTATGCGACGAGACGCAGGTCCATCACAGGAAGGCCCTCCTTGCGCGTGCCTTGTTGACCCCCGATCCGCCGGTGCGGGTCAGGGTCCAGCCGATGATGAGGTCGGCGTCGGGGTTGAGGTCGAAGCCGCCGGGGCCGGTGGACAGGCCGCCAGAGACGTCCGTGCCACCTGCCCACACCTCGGCCGTGGTCCGGTAGGCCGCCATCGCGGCCGGGTCGATGCGGAGCCACTGCCCGGCGGTCTGGTTGCCTGTCCAAGTGATCGAGCGGCCGGTCTCGGCGTCCGCGATGGTCACTGCGGTCAGCGCTCCAGCGCAGAGGAACACGGGGTTCGTGATGGTGCCCGTCGTGCCTGCCAGGGCAGCTGGCGTGACCGTCCACGCTGCGACCGAACCGGATGCAGCCTCGATTTCCACGGACTCGCGCAGGTAGACGCCGGGAATCTCGAAAGGCAGGACGAGGGTCGCTGTGTACGGGTCGGCCATGTCGGGATCGACGGACGCAAGCAGGCGCACCGGAGCCTCCCTGTAGACGGGGCCACCGGCGACCGGGTAGTGCCGCAGGACCGGGAGCCGGCCGATCGGCGAGGCCATCGCGAGCAGGCGCGCCTTGTTGGCGTCTAGCTGCTGATGGTCGCCGGTCGGCTGGCCCGCCGCGTTGTTGTCAGTGACGAGCAGGCCGATGGTCCGCCCCCCTGCGTCGCGGACCGACGGCGGGATCGGCACCGTTCCATGGACGCCGGGGATCTTGACCGCCGACAGCCCGGGGGCCGGGAGGCCGCTGAGCTTCGTGTCGCTGCTCAGCATCCACCGGCCCGCCGGGTCATCGAGGGCGACCCCGTCGAGGCTGTACGTGCCCATGGTCATCCGAACGCACCTACCATTCCGAGCTGCTGCGCGGCGCGGTCGACGGTCTTGGACGTCGGCTCGGCCTGCGGGTTGATGGTCGTGATCTGGATGCGCGCGCCGGGACCGAACGACCCGTCAGTGCCGTCCTGGGGGCCGTCGCCGGTCCACGGGGGCCGGACGGTCGGCCCGTCGTACACCGGGGCCATGTCGACGCGCAGGGCGTCACTCAGGGCACTAGACGCGCGACGGGCGTCCCTGATGCGGGAACGGACCCCGGCAGCCGCCGTGGCCGCGAGCGCGGTCGAAGCGACGCTCACCTGACGGACGCGGGACGTCGCCCCGATGCCGACGGCGAGGCCCGCGGGGACCCAGCGACCGATGGCGGCTAGCACCCGCGAAGGACTCTTGATCTTGAGTGCCTTCTTGATGGCCTTGGTGATCGCGCCCGCGAGCCGTTCGGCGGCGGCGATGACGACCGACATCTGCGACTCGAGTCCCGCGACGAGACCGGCCGCGCTGTCGACGCCCTGCTGGTACAGGACGGCGGCCGACGTGTTGCCGAGGCCCTCGGACGCGTTGGTGATGTCGACGGTCAGCGAGTTGATTTCGCCGATGACGGAGCCGTTGTTCGCGGCGAGCGCAGCTGCGTAGTCGCCTGCGGCCTCCGGGCCTGCGGCCATGAGTTCCTTGTAGGTCGTCAGGTTCAGGCCCTTGCTCAACAGGAACGCCATGTTCTCCGTGAACGCCTTGACCTTCGCCAAACGCGCCTTCATCAACGCGGTGATGTCGGACCCCGTGACCGCCTGCTGGAAGCCGTAGATGTTGACCTTGCCCTCGGCGTTGAGCAGGGACGTGAACGACCGGACCGAATCGGCCACGGAGTTTTTGAAACTCTCCTTGGCCTCGATGGCGTCCGCGAGCGCCTGCTTGGCCGTTTCGAGGCGTCCGGCGAGGTTCTGGCGGGCGTTGGCGATGTCGGCGAGGGTCGCGTTGACCTTGGCCCCGCCGGTCGCGAGGACACGCACGAGGTTGTCGGTCGCGTCGTTGGGGGCCATGCCTGCCCACAGGGACCCGGTCAACTTGCCCTGGCTCTTGGCGATTGCCGAAGCGGCCTTGGCGTTCTTGATCCACTCCTTGCGGACCTTCTTTGGCATCTTCTTGGCGGCCGACATGACCTTGTCGGTCAGGTCGCCCATGGCCGACTGCACGCTGCTCGCGTCGTCGGTGATGCCTGCCCGGATACCGTCGATCACGGTCTTGGCGAGCCCCTTGGCGGCCTTCTTGACCTTCCCGGTCCGCAGCGCCATGCCGATCGGCAGGCCGTCGCCGATGTCGCCGCCGAGTCCGATCGTCTCCCGGCTAGGGGAGTGCGAGTCGGCCGCCGCCCTCATGCTGGCGAGGGCGTTGTTGATGAGGGTGGTGGCGGCAGAGTTGACGTAGCCGCCGTTCTGCCCGATGCCGATGGCGACGCCCATCGACATGTCCGAGCCGACGCCCTGCCCCTTCTTGCCCGCCTTGCCGGACGCGGTCCGCGAGGTGGTGTTGATGAGGCCGGTCAGGGACATGTCGACCTTGCCGCGTCCCTTGGTGACGCCTGCGCCGTACATCTTGGCCCACGCGCTGCCAGTGTCCGTGCTGCTCTTGTTGACGTCGTCGGAGGTCTTCTTGCTGACCTTGGCGAGCCGCTGGATGTCCTTGACGGTGACGTCGAGGCCGGTCGCCGAGATGATCGTCTTGATCTGCGGCTTCACGAGCCGGCCCTGCCGGACGTAGTTGACGAGCTTCTTCGTCAGTGCGTCCGGGTCGCCAATCTGGCTGATCTTGGTGCGGATGTCCTTGGGGACGCCGTGCAGCACCTTGGACAGGTCGCCGGACGCGAGCGCGAGCGCCTTGGTCTTGGCGACGTCGGACTCGATGGCGCGGCCCTGCTGACCGATCGCGACCTGGACATCCGACGCGACCTGGGACAGCGCGCGCATGTTGACCGTGGTCTTGCCGAACGCGTCCGTGTAGACGCCGACGGTGTACCCGTTCTTCTCGATCGCGGCGTTAACGCGGTTGATCGCGCCTTCCTGCCCGAGGGTTGCCGAGACGAGGTCGCGCTGGCTGATGCCGAGCGACTTGGCCTTCTCGACTGCCCCGGACTGCGCGAGCGCCTGGTAGGCGACTGCGCGCGTGGCGCGGGTGGCCGCACCGCTGATCTGATCGAGGCTGCTGGCGTAGTCAGCTGCGGGCGGGGCGGTCTCCTTGAACGCGTCGCCCGACTTCTTGGTAGCCATGACGAGGCCGCCGAGCAGACCCGCAGCGCCGCCGATGGCGGCACCCCAGGGGCCGCCGACGGCGAACCCGGTGGCCGCGCCACCCGCGGCGGTCATGAGCGTGCTCATGGCCTTGTCGGTGGACTTGGCCCCCTCTGTCATGGCGACCATGCCGCCGACGCCCGCGGCGGTCTTGAGTGCCCCGCCGAGCTTGGTTGCGGTCGCGGTCATGCCGGTCATCGCCGCAGAGGCGAGGCCCTGCGTGCGGATCGTCTGCGCCATCTCCAACCGGAGGACCCGCGCGTACGTGATCTGGTTGCCGATGGCGGTCGTGGCGGACGTGATGCCACCGGCGAGGCGGGGGAACACGACCGCTGCGAGACCGGCCTCAATGGCGATCATCTTGAGGGGGCCGGGCAGGTCGGACAGGAACCCGGCGACGCCGGTCCCGACATCCCACACGAGCTTGAGCACGTCGGCGGTGACGTTCATCGCCTTCGCGAAGTCGCCGCCCGCGCCGGTCCCCGTCTGCATCTGGCTGACGAAGGTTTTGATGAACGAGCCGGCCTTGGACAGGCCGCGCCCGAGGGCAGCGCCCGCCTTGGCCGCGGTCGGGCCGAGGGCGTCGACCTGAGCAGTGACGCCCTTGAGGCCGCCCTTGATCTGCGGGAACGCCGACGTGACGACGTTCGCACCGAGCCGCGAGAACGCCGCGCCGAGGTTGGCGATGGTGCCGCGCATGGTCTTGCCCGAGGACTGCGCGGCTCCGCCGATGTTCTCCTGGATGACCTTGCGGTAGGTGCTGGCGTCGACCTTGCCCGCCGCGACCATCTTGCGGAACTCGACGGCCGTGACTCCGTACTCCTTCTGGAGCCACTGATAGATCGGGATGCCCCGATCGGCCAGCATGTTCAGGTCTTCGGTGTACGCGACCTGCCCCGTCTGAACCTTGTTCATGATCGAGCCGAGCTCGCCCATGGACACGCCCGCGATGGTCGCGGCATCAGCTGTCAGGCGCAGGTACTTCGTCAGCTCGCGGCCCGGGCGGATCCCGGCGGCCACGGCACCCGCCGCAGTGGTCGCGGCGGCGTCGAGGCCGAAGGCGGTCCCCTGCACCGACTTGAGGGCCGAGTTCATGATGCGGTCGACCGTCTTGGCGTCGTTGCCGAGGCCTTCGAGCTTGGCGCGTGCGCTGTCGATGTTGAGGGCGCGGTCGATGCCGCCCTTGATGACACCCCCGGCGACGATGGCACCCGTGATCAGGGTCGCCCGCTTCGCGAACTTGCCGACGGTGCCCAGGAGGCTGGTCCCGTAGGACCGGCCCCCTGCGGCACCGGCCACGGACAGGGAGCCGTTGAGTTCACCCTCGATGACCCCCTTGGCCCCCTTCATTGAGGGGATGACCTGTAGGGCGGCGTAGCCGACGGTCTCCATGCTGCGGCTCCTTTCGGATGGCTAGGTGATGTCGCCCGCCGCAATCGCCCGCTCGCGTTCGCGCTTGCGTTCCAGGGCGCGGTTGATGGCGGCCTGGCGGCGTGGGTCGGCGTGGGCGCGCCGGATGTCCTTCGGGAGGGCCGGGTGCTTCTCGCCGGTCAGGGCGGACCACACGTGCGCGGTCAGGTAGTCGCCGATCTGCCACGGGGTCTCGCCCTCGTTGACCTCGCGGGCGACGGATGCCTCAGGGTTGTGGAGCAGGTCCACGAACAGGGAAACGGCCTCGACCAGCGTCACGCGGCCCCGCACGACATCCGAGAACGGGATGCCGTAGAACCGACGGAAGTCGGCTCGGATGGCGTGCGGGTAGCGCGCGGCGACGTGGGCGAGGGACCTCAGTTTCCCGTCTCGACCCCGCAGTGCGCGAGGTAGCGGCGGACGAGGGCCTGCATCGCGCCGCGCTTGAGCTTGGTCGACTTGCGGAACTCGTCGAACTTCTCGCCGAGGGCGAGGCGCAGCAGGTCCGAGTCACCCGAGCCGTTGGCGAACGCCGCGACGGCCTCCCAGCCGTCCAGCTCGTCGAGGTGGGTCAGGGTGTAGGGCTTGCCGCCGTGGACGACCACGAAGGGCGTCAGGTCCACCTCGTTCTTGAACGTGTCGAGGTTGAAGTCCACGGTGGGGTTGTCGTTGTGGCTCATAGCGGTGGTGTCTCCTTGGGTGTGTTGTTACTTGGGGTTGGGGAGCGGGATGTTCTGCTCCGATGTGGACAGCACGACGTCGCCGTGCCGTACCTGGATGACGACGGTCAGGTGGTCCGGTGGGGACGGCGTGCGGTCGGCCTTGCGGGCGTCCATGGCGCGCTGGGCGAGGTCGCGGTGGATGGCGCGCCGAGTGTCCGGCGGGATGTAGCCAGCCAGGCCGCGACGCTCGATCTCTGCGTCCACGTCGGCGTCGGTGATGTTCAGGGCAGCCATGACGGCCCCGTTCTGCGGTGGTGTGGCGGTGTGGACCGGCCGGGCGCGCCCCACCGCTGAAAACGCGCCCGGCCGGGGTCTTGGCGAGCCGGCCTCAGGCCGACTTCTGCTCGGTGAACAGCACGCCCGCGGCGGTCGGGAAGATGGTCGCCAGCAGCTCGTACTTGGTCAGGTCCGACTCGTTCTCGGTGACGTCGCCGTCCACGTCGATGACGGCGTACCGCTCGGTGATGAGGCGGCGCTTGCTGTCGCCGTCGCGGGTCTCGAACGCGACCTTGACCGGGACCGGGCGGGGGACGATCAGCTGACCCGCGCCGCTGCCGGGCCACAGGAGCTTCCTGGTCACGGCGTTGTCCTCCAGGGCGGAGAACTTCTTGGTCAGCTTGAAGTTGCGCCGGGACGTGCGGACGAGGATGCCGCCCCAGGCGTAGTGGTCGCCCTTCTCCTCCTCGCGGGCCTCGGTGAACCCGTCCTCGCCGTTCAGGAGGCCGACGAGGCCCCACGTCGCGGCGAACGGGGTGTCGATGTCGGCCGGGGTGACGGCCGCGAGGTCGTCGGCGACGTAGACGTCGGCGTCCGCCCACAGGCGGGCGTTCTCTGCGTTTCCACTCATGCTTTGTCTCCTTGTGTGGGCATGACGAAGGCCCTCGTCCCGGATGGGGCGAAGGCCTTGGGTTGTGTGCGGTGGGTCAGATGGTCCGAGGGGCCGCGTTGGCGGTGACGGTGCACCACGCCATCGGCTCCCCGGTGTCGGGGTCCGTCGCCCGCACGGGGGACAGGCCCGGCAGGACCGACCGCACGACCGGCCCCGCGTAGCTGATGACGAGGCCCTGGCAGAGGCCCGCGAGGTCGAACGCGTCGTCGTCGGTCGCGTGCCACACGCTGATGCGGATGGTCGACCGGGCGTTCGCACCCCGCTGGATGACGCCAGGGCCGTCCTGGGACACGACCACGAGGGGCGTGGGGCCTTCGGTCGGCACGCGGTCCGTCGGCGTTCTGGTGCCGACGTGGACGTCTTGGGCGTAGGACTCGGCACGCCCGGCGAGGTCGTCCCGCAGGTCGTTGGCGATGGTCGCGGCGGCGTCGCCGTAGACGACTGACATCACTTCCCCTTGACGCCCAGGCCGACGGACCCGGCGGCGGCGGTGAGGATGCCGTACTTGGCCTGTAGGCCCATGGCCTTCGGATGCTTGACGACGACAGCGGCCGCACCGCGGTCAGTCGTGTACGGCTCCACCACGACCTCGCCGAGTCCGTCGTCGGGGAGGCGGGCGCGGGCGTTGCTCGCGATGCGTTCCGCGGTGGAGTTGACGAGCGCGGGCAGCTCGCCCCGGCGCAGGATGTTGCCGATGCCTGCGCGGTCAAGGGTCACCTTCCACATCACGCCCCCTTCCATGCGGTCATCGCGAACTCGATGTGGTCGTGGCCGTGCGGGTCGGGCCACCGTGCAACCTCGCCGACGACGGCGTGCGTGGTGCCGCCGTACTCCAGGCGATCGGTCGCGGCGATGTCCGGGGTCGTCCCCGGCTCAGACAGGACCCGGTAGCCGGTGGCGCGGAGGTCGCGGGTGTCGGCGACGTCCTCGCGCTGGAAGTTGGGCTGGACCGACAGGCGCTCGATCAGGACCCGCGTCACGGCGGCTGGCGACCAGTCCGGCTCGGTGTCGCCGCCGCGGGTGGTGCGGGTGCCGGGGCGGATGCGGACGAGCGACTGCCCGAAGATGCCGCCGCTCATGCCCGCCCCCCGAGGCGGTAGCGGTCGACGGCCTCGACCCATGCCTGTGACACGCCCACAGCCTCGGTCTGGCCGTAGGTCAGGGTGATCCCGCCGACCTGCTTGGACGACAGGCCGCGAAGGATGTTGTACGCCACCTCGGCCTGGTCCTGCACGGCCTCGGCGATGTCGTCGGGGATGGTCGAGAACCCGAAGGTGACGGTCGCCGCGACGTTGCGCCGTCCGCGGGGCCACAGACGGCAGTCCTTGCGCGTCAGTAGCCCGTCCTCGTCCCACTCGACCTCGACCGCCGCCCCGTCCACCAGAACGGCGCTCACGGCCGTCACGTCGCGGGCGGGCAGGGCGAGGTCGCGGGTGCCGGTCCCGTTCACGGTCAGGACCGCGTCAGAGACCTCGTGGACCTGCCACCGGACCGCCCCCCGGAACCGCGCGGAGGCGGATCGGAGGGCGACCAGCAGGCGGGCGTCGGTGGCGGGAATGCCGAGCTTCGTCGCGAGGTCGTCGGCGGGGGCCAGCAGCGGAGCGGTCTCGTCGGCCATCGGCCCCCACCCCCTACTTGCGCCGGGACCGCGGGCGCGGCGTGGGCGTCTGGGCCGTCTGCTCGGCGTTCTGCGGGTCGTCCGCGTCGTCGTCGGCCGTGGACCCGTCCGGGTCGTCGTCGCCCGTCAGCTCGGCGAAGCCGTCGAGGGCGTCCGCGTTGGCAAGCTCGGCAAGGACGGCGGCGAAGCGCTCGGTGGCCTCGGCGATCTGGTCGCCCTGCGTCTCGATGACGTGGCGGACCGCCTCGACCACCTCCGCCGGGACGTCGTCCGCGTCGGCGAGGGAGTCGACCCGGGCGAGGATCGAGGCCCGCTCGTCGGAGCGTGCGCCCTCGGCCGTGACGTCGATGTCCGCCTGGGTGTAGCGGACTGCGCCGTCGGTGGTGTCGATGGTGCGGGCGCGGGTGTGGACGCCGGAACCGGCGTACCTGTTGGCGTCGCGCCGGTTGACGCGGACGCCGTTGATGATCTCGACGGGAGGCATACCCGTCTCCTTTCCGTCGGTGGGATGGGGCGGCCTCTTGCGTCAGCGTGGCGGGCCAGACCTGGGGTTACGCGCCATACGGTCGCCGTCGCGGATCGCAACGATCCGGCGGCTGATCCCGGGCGGTTGTCCGGTTGTGTGGGTGCTTCACGAGTCTTGGTTGGTGCCGGTCGACCGCTACCGGCTGTCCGTCATGGGCAGCCGGTAGCGGTCAGGGGGTCACGCGGCCGGGTAGACCGGCGCGTCGGCGTCGGTGACCTCGCCGACGCACATCAGCTGCGGGTTGAGGGCACCGAACGCGGCACGGGCCTCGGCGAGGACCGCGACGAGGTTGCGGACGAAGAAGTCCTCGTGCGCGTCGGTCGCGGTCAGCGTGGTCTCCTCGCGGTCCCACAGGCACAGGGTCGACCACTCGCCGCCGATGATCTTGTCGTCGGCGAGGTCCGGGACCTCGACGCGCGGACGGCCCCAAAGCGTCTGGGGACCCTGCGAGAACGGGCCGTTCCCGAGGAAGCGGCCGTCGCGGTCCTGCAGGAGGTCGATGGCCTCGTTCACCGCGGGGGACACGGCGAACGCCGTGAGCTGGCCGCCCTTGTCCCGGACCTTGGTGATCATCTTGCGGGCGGTCGCGATGACGTTGCCCGCCCACGGCTGCGACTGGACGCCCGTGATGTTGAGCAGGCCGTCGAACTCCTCGTAGTTCGGGTCCGCCGGGGCGTCCTTGTCGCCGGTCAGCATGAGGCGCTCGAACTCGCGGGCGACGCCGGACCGGAGGAAGTTGTCGATCAGCGTCCGCAGCTGACGGACGTCGGACAGCGAGCGCTTGGTGGCGGGCATCCAGTGGGCGACGGTGATGACGTCGGCCGACACCTTCTTGAAGGTCATCTTGGACTTCGGCTTGACGCCCGCCTGCCGCGCGGTGACCGGGCCGCCGGGACCCGCGCCGTCCGGGTCGGAGCCGACCGGGTTCTCGGTGGTGGCCTCGTAGACGCCGCGGGCGTTGGACTGGGTCCCGCCCGGCTCCGCGCCGTCGGGGATCACCTGCGCGTACTCCACCTTGTCGGTGCCGGTGCTGCCGATGGTGACGAGGTCGCGGATGCCGCCGACGTACGGGGCGCGGTACTCGACGACGCCGAGGTCGTCGGGGGTGAGCAGGGTGCCCGCGCCGGTGGTGCGGTTGCTGCCGGTGAGCAGGTCCTTGAACCCGCCGACCTGCACCGGGGCGTCGAAGCGGATGTTCTTCGCCGTGTCCGCGATGCGGCCGTTGTGGGCCTTCATGAGGGCCTGGTACTGGTCCGAGTCGGTGAACAGCCTGCCGATGGAGGCCGCCTTGCCGCCGAGTCCGACCCGCGCGTTCTTGAGCACCTCGGAGTTCAGGGCGTCGGCGTCGGCCTTGCCCATCAGCTCGGCGATCTGCGCGTTGGTCTTGATGACGCCCTTGAGGCTCGTGATCTGCTCGTTGAGCTCGCCGGCCTTGGCGAGCCGCTCGGTGACGGTGGCGTCCTCGTCGTCGGTGAACCCGCGCCCGGCCTCCTCGGCCTTGGCGGAGATGTTGCGGACCTCGGTCAGGATGTCGTTGCGCTGCTTCTCGAGCGTCGCGAGTGCGAGAGTCATTGGTTTCCTTTCGGTGGAATGACGAAGGCCCCGCCGGGTTGGCAGGGCCTTGGTGGTGCGTGTCGGGACCGTCAGTAGGTCTCGGCGATGTCCGCGAGGAGTGCGACGCTGCGCGGGTCGAGGCGGCCCTTGGCGGGGGCGTCCCCGGTGGGCTGGTCGTCCGTGGTCGGCGTGTCCGGTGCGTGTCCGTCCCCGGCGTCGGGGTCGGAGGACTTGGTGGGCCGCGGGAAGGCGTCCCGGACGGCCTTGACGTCATCGAGGCGGGTGTCGCGGTTGACGCCCACGAGGCAGGGGCCGACCTCGTGCAGGGCAGCGAACTTGCGCAGCTCGAACACCTCGCGCTCGCTGTCGCCTTCGCCGCGGGTTCCCCATCCGGCCTCGGCCACGTCGAACGCGAACGAGAACTGGACGACGCGCTTCTGCGACATCAGGCGGTGGACCTGCATGGCGAACTCGGCGGCCCGGTCGACGGGGGAGTCGACGTCGAGCTTGCCGATGACCTCCAGGCCCTCGGCGGTCTCGGTGGCCTTGCCCGGGTCCACGTGGCCGATGTGGGCGAACACGTCGGCCCACTGATGCGACCACACGACCGGGATCGGGACCCCGCGGGCCGCGTAGTCGGCCAGGACGTCCGCGAACGCGCCGGGCATGACCACGTCGCCGTAGCTGTCGACGTTCCCGAACACGGACACCAGCGCCCGGAACTCGCCCGGGCCGAGGCCGCTGTCGTTGTCGGCCTTGTCGTTGGGGTCGGTCGGGCCAACCGCCTTGACGACCACGCTGGCCGCCTTGGTCATCGTGTGCGTCATGTGAATCTCCTTGTCGGTTGGGTCGCTACGGCGAGTAGTCGAGGCGACAGGTGCAGTTCGCGTTCTCTGCGGCGTTGCCGTAGTGGTCGCCGGGCCAGCGGAGGCCGTTCGAGAACACGTCCTCGATGTCGACCGTCTGGCCGTTCTGTGCGGCGTGGGACGGGCGCGGGTTGCGGGACGTGACCCGCCACGTCTTGCGGCGCAGGCCCGACTTGGTCGCCGCGTCCTGGGCACCGAACGCGAGCGCGCCGGTGATGAACGCACCCGCGAGGGCGACGGCGAGGGAGTTGCTGGCAAGGAAGTCCCGAACCCGGTCGACGGCGTTGGCCGGGTCGGCGGCCACCGCCGCGAGCAGGCCGTCGGCGATGGCGGTTGACCAACGCCCGGCGTTGGTCGCCGCAGCCTTCGCGATGTACGCCTCGATCATCTCGGGCGTCCATCCCTCGCTGTCCGGGTTCCACTGATCGAGGACGTCCCACGCGCCGACCTCGGCGAGCCGCTGCATGGTCGGCCGCAGGACGGCCAGCAGAGCGGCGGTCTCGGCGTCGTAGTCGAAGGCGTCCGCTACCGCCGGAATGGCCTTGAGGTCGAGGGCGTCGGCGATGCGTGCCGCCTGCCTCTCCCAGAACACCGTCAGCCGGGCCAGGGCCGCGCCCCGTTCCGCCCCGATGGTCCCGTGGTCTGCCGGACGGGCAGCCTTCACGCCCGCCCGGTCAACGCTTTTGGGGCGTCGTCCCGCTCGGCGTCATCGGGGGCCGTGTCCCGGGGGTTGGCGATGCCGCCCACGAGGACGTTGAGGGGTGTCACGAGTTCGTCCCCGCCGGGCAGGGGCGGCAGGTTCTTCTTGGCGCGAACCTCGTTGGTGACCATCCACGGGCGGCCCGTGGCTGTCTGGAATGCCTTGGCTTCGGCGTCGAACGTGCCGCGGAGCTTGGCGTCGACGTCCAGCTCGACGTACTCGTCTGCCGCCTGCATCTTCGACTCGGTCAGGCCGACGTTCAACGCCTGCTCAAGGTTCACGATCCACGAACCGAGGACGTCGCGGTACTTGGCCTCGCGGTAGGCGTCCACGTTGGAGTACGTGCCCTCGCGTGCGCCGAGCAGCTCGGGCGGGTAGTGGAACAGCAGGCACGCCTCAAGCAGTGTCAGGTTCCGCATCCCGGCCGTGTCGAAGTCCTTCGGGTTGAACACTTCGGCGGCCTTGAGCTTCATCCCGTCCTCAAGGATCGGGAACCCGCCCTCGTTGCCGCCGCCGCGCTTGTACTGGTCGATCCCTGACTTGAAGCGGTTGAACGCCGGGTCGTCCCACTTCGGGGCATCGACCGGCCGCTCGATGACTGCCGGAATCCGCGCGCCGTTGCGGAGGACCTGATTCCGCCACTCGGTGACGGCGTTCAGCTCGTCGGCGACGTCGCTCAGTGTCATGAGGCGCGACGACACGGTGAGGCGATTCGCCTGCTGATCGTCCGGCAACGCCGAGGGCGCGATGTCGAACACGACCCGATCGAGCGGGATGAGGGTCGGGGGGCCGTCGGGCGGGAAGAACCACACGCCGACCCGCTCGCCGCCGTTGGTGGCGATGGCGACCCGGTGCGCCGGAAGACGCTTGAAGGCGAGGCGGTCGCGCTTCTCGTCGTACCCGATCAGGGCTGCCCATCGGTCGTGGACGGCGAGGTCGAGGATGACCTGCTCGAACCACCGAGCCGAGCCGATGCCCGGTGCGGGGTTGCGGAGCAGCTGCCCGACGAGGGACGTCGACAGGCGCTCGCGCTCGTTGTCGTCCTTTCGCCGGTAGTGCTTGATCGGGATGCTGCCAACCTCGCGGGCAATCTCGCCCGTCACGGTGCGAATCGCGGGCTGGGTCTCCCACAGGTTGGCGGGGTCGCCGCCGCCCCGGTAGTCCATCAGGGGAACGCTCATCGTCAGAGCGCCCGCCTTCTCGTTGTCGAGGGCGATGACGTCGCCGTCGCGGATGCCGTAGGCCACGGTCACACCACCTGAACCCAGGTAACCGCGCCGGTGGGAACCGCCACGAGGCCATCCAGCGGGCCGCCAGACGGCCCGACGGTCGTCACGCCGCCCAGCACCACCGAATCGCGGGTCACGGCGGCGAGCCGGCCCTTGAAGGTGTCGCCGCCAGCGGTGACCACGAGCAGTGTCCGGCCGATGTGCCGCTTGAGGTACTTCACGGTGGCTCCTTTCACACGACCCGAAGGCCGCCGTCCTCGTATGCCGACTTCTGCGGCGCGGTCCCGGCCATGGCCTCGCTCATCGCATTGACGAGCGCAGACCAGCCGTCGATCTTGTCGGGGGCGTTCGCCTTGTCTGGCTTGACGTTCCCGGCGGGGTCCTCGGCCACGGCGAGGTTGTCGGTCATCCACTCCATGACGAGGTTGCCGCCGTGGCGCAGCATCGGGACCTTGGACTTCTGGCCGACCAGCAGGAGGCGCTTCGCCTCCTTGAGTGGGGCGGACATGGAGGCGAATCCCTGTCCGACCTTGACCATCGTGAAGCCGTCGTCCTGTAGGTCGATCGTCAGCTGCGAAGCGTTCCAGCGGTCGAACGCGACGCTCTGCACCTCGAACAGGTCGGCGTCGTCGTTCATCGCCTTGCGCACGTAGGCGTAGTCCGTGACGTTGCCGGGGGTCGTCCGCAGCCACCCACGTCCTAGCCAGACGGCCGCCTCGCCCGCCGTGCGCGCGTTCAGGTCGTCAAAGGCGTCCTCTGGCACCCACATGCGCCAGACGGCGTCGTAACCGCCGTCGTCCCGCGGGAACAGCCAGCACAGGGCGGTCAGGTCGGACGTGGATGCCAGGTCAAGGCCGCCATAGGCCATCCGGCCAGCCAGTTTCGTCTCGTCAATCGGCTCGGTGCCCGCATTGGCGCGGAACGTCTCCAACTCGATGTAGCGGGTTGCCTGCTTGGTGCGGATGCCCAGGTGCAGGCGCTTGAACGCGGCTAGGGCGGCGGGGTCGTTCTGCGCCTTCTTGGCTTCGGCGGACAGGTAGGCGGCCGACGGGCTGATGCCGTAGCCGGGGTTCGCCTTCCGGTGGGTCGCCGGGTCGAACGGGTCGTCGTTCTTGTCGGCCGCCCAGACAACGCCGTACACGTGCTCGTCGCGGATGGTTCCTGCGGCTAGCTGATCGACGTACCGGCGCTTGCGGTCGTAGATGGTGCCCGGCTTGCCCGAGTCGGCGGTCGTGATGACGACCGACAGCGGCTGGGTGCGGGACCCTCGGCCGGTCTCGATGGTCTCGACCAGATCGGGGGTCTTGTGCACGTGCAGCTCGTCCACGATCGAGCAGTGGACGTTCGCGCCGTGCTGCGCGTCGGCCACCGACGACACGGGGATGATGGTCGACGCGGTCCGAAGGTGAATGACCTTCTCGGCGTACGCCTTGACTCGGCCCTTGAGCTTCGGCGACTTGCCCGCGAGCGTCTTGATGGGGCCGAAGACGAACTTGGCCTGCTCCTTGCCGGTCGCCGCGGTGACGACCTCCGCGCCCTGCTCCCCGTCGGCGCAAGCCATGTAGAGGGCGATCCCGGCCGAGATGGTGCTCTTGCCGTTCTTGCGGGGCACGTCGACATACAGGTCTCGGATGATGCGGACGTATCCGCCAGCCTCGTCGTCGTGGCGGACCCATCCGAAGACGGGGGCGATGATGTAGGCGATTTGCCAGGGGTCCGGCGTGAGCGGCTTGCCTGCCCAGCGACCCTTGACGTGCGTCAGTGCCTTGAACGACGCCAGGACCCGGTCTACGCGCTCGAAGTCGAACGCTGCGCCGGGGACGTCGCGCGGTTCCGGCGTCTTGGTGTGTGGCGGGCAGTCGGGGAGGGGGATGCCCCGGTCCACGAGGTAGGCGTGGACCTCGGGGGACAGCTTGAGTTCCTTGCAGGTGTCCTCGATCGACCGCTTGCGCGGGTCACCCGATCGGCCACCGCGGGGACCTCTAGTCGAAGGGGTTCCCTTCGTCGTCGTCATCGTCCCCACCCCTCGCGAGCGCCTGCTCCGTCGAGGGGGTCAGGCCGAAGTGGGCGGCGATGGCTCGCAGTTCGCGCGCCGCCTGGTGCTTGATGCCGACGGCCGGGTGCTTGAGAGTGCCCTGCCGAGCGTCGATGTAGTACCCCTCCCGCTTGAGCGTGGCGGTTGCCGCTGTGAAGTCCGCCCACAGCTCGCAGTAGGTCGCCAAGACCTCGGCGTCGCCATCCTTGAGGATGTCGAGCCGGGTCAGCTCGGGGGTGATCCGCCTCCACAGGTCGAGGGCTTCGCCCTCAAGCCAGAACGGCGGCTGCGGCGGTTCGCGTCGGAACTCCGGGCCGTGCTTGACCTTGCGGCCTCCGCTGTCTCGCCCATCACCGCGGCCCTTGAGCAACTTGAGCGGCACCGGCTCGGGTACGGGGTTCGCCATGATGCCCCCTCTCGCTGTCTCTGTCTTTTGTCGCTGGACTCCCCCTACCCCGGGAGTTGATCCGCTGGGCACGCAGTTACCACGCCGGGCTTCCGGCGGGCGGGGGCGCGTGATCGCGACTCCCCTACCCGCTGGGGTGGCGGGGTGCCGCTCGGAGCGTGTGCCATGCCCCCCCCGGGGGGGAGTGTGTGCCTGTGTCCCCGTGTGGGCGTCAGTAGGTGCCCCGGGTACCCCGTGCACGCCTACGGTTGCGTTCGGCGTTCTCGCGGCGGGTCTTGGCGTCGTGGCAGGGCGTACACAGTCCCTGACCGTTGTCGACATGCCATGCACCGCCGTCAGCGATGGGGAGCACGTGATCCGCTTCGGTTGATGCCGCGTTGCCACAGCTACGGCATACGGGGTCACGGCGCAGTACGGCACGGCGGAACGCTGCCTTGGTCTTGCCTGACACGTTCGCGTTGCGCTTGCTGGTCTGCTGCCATGGCACGTAGCAGTCGGGGCAGCGGCCCCGGGTGGTTGCCCATGCGGTCTT